ATCGCTGAACCGTTTGCTTTATCTTCAATCAATTTAGTGTGTGCTTTTGGATATTTTGCATTCAGTGTTCGAATAGCTGTAACGGTGCTAGTAAATCCCATGCGTTCCCGCACTTGATCGCATAAATATTTATCTGCGCCTTTTCGTCCCCATACTTGCAAAACACAAAAATCCGTGTCCGCCTTATCCTTGAATGTGGCGTCTACGGATATAATTTGTTCTTCGAACGTGGGCGCTTGCCTGTAGAACTGAAACCATGATCGTTTGATTATGTTTCCTTCCATCGCGGACGGTCTTTGTTGATATAGAGCATTCCACGACTGCGAACCAACTGATCGTTTTGTTTCATCGATCCACGCTTTATCAAAACCCTGTTCGCTCCATAGTGGATCGCCTATGTTGCGCCCTAATGCGTCGTTTTCTTCTGCTTCTGCTGGTAGGCTTATGACCTCCCATTTTTCCGCTTCTTCTTTCAGAATGCGCCCGCAAAGATCGTCTTCATGCCAACGTGTGTTAATGATAATGACCGCCCCGTCTGACGTGAGACGCGTTAACATTGAATTTCGATATTCGTCATAAATGCGATCTCTATAAACACTAGAGTTCGCTTCCATTCTGTTTTTAAATAAATCATCAGCAATTAATAAATGCGCCCCGTGTCCCGTCAATGATCCGCCTAATCCGCTGAATAGTGCGCCCCCTGTATTTCCTGCGATCGAAAAGTTTGTCGTTTGATTATTGTCTTTCGCAAGTTCGACCCCGAAAATATCGCGCCCGAATTCTTCAAGCTTTGCTCTATTCTTTCGCCCGAATTGTCGTGATAGGGTATCGCCATAACTTGTCGCAATAACACGTCTTTTCGGATCACGTCCTATAAACCAACTAGGAAACGTTTCTGACACTGTTTGGCTTTTTCCATGTCTAGGTGGCAAAAAGATCATTAAACGCTTTAAAAGCCCCTTCTCGATCCTCTCAAGTGCATTACAAATTAATTGATGATGTTTGGCGACTTTATAGTTTCCGTGGTGTGTGTATTCGCAGTAAAAAGCATAGTCATTTTTCGCTAATAATTCCCATTGCCTTTTTACGGGTATTGTGTCCATAAAAAAACACGCTCCTTAATCAAGCGCGCTTTGTCTTCTGTATAGCTGTTTAAGAAGATCGGCACTTTCTTGATCGGTCGTGATCTTTTGTTCTATATACACTTCTTCACGGTTAATATTTTCATTCTTCATATTGGCGTCGATGTCGACTTTCTCTTTACGACCCCATCGATTCGGAAAGCGTCGTTCTAATCTCCACGCGCTGGCTTTCCAATCTTCGCGACTTGCCTTTTTAATATTTGCTAAGTCGTCCGCTTCACTTTGTGCCATCGCTTCTTTTACTGCGTAGCTAAATTCGACGTAAATCTTTTCTTCGACTTTGCCTTTTAGTTTAGGATTCTTGAAAAGTCTTTCCTGTTCACGCGCTCCACGTTTTAACCAGCGATACAAACTATTCTTGTCAATCCCTGCAACTGCGGACGCTGTTTCTATATAGTTACCTTCTCGAATTAAGTCCGTGATCTGTTCAATAAGTTCATAAGTTAACTTTGTCGGTCGTCCTCTTTCAGTCATTTTTATTTGCTCCTTTTATGTCTTAAATCGTGATGTAATGACCATAATATTAGTGTTGTGGTTAGCATTTCTTTTGTTGGTTACTAACATTCCCTTTATATGTACTAAACGCAGGAAAGAAGGCGGGACGCAGAAACCCGTCTTTTTTTGTGCATAAAAAAAAGCCACCCCGTGCGAAGGTGACTAAGTAAAAGAAACGCCCCAAAGAAAGGAAGAGTTATCTAAAGGAGATAACTTTAAAGAATCATGATGTTAGTATGTCCCGTATTTCCAAAATTAACTGCAATAATTATGATTTAAAACTGCATTAAAGAGAAAACAGATTTGACAGCGATATTGCGAGTTTATTTGCAAGGCGAATTCGAAGATCAAAAATTGATCTCTCGCTTGCCTTCATAGCGTCCGCGATTTCATAAAAAGACATTCCTTGAAAATAGCGTAAATCGACGAAAGTCTGTTCTTGTGCGGTCAAGACTGCAAGTGCGCTGTCAATGCTTTCAACGATCATTTTTGACATGGCTATTTGTTCATGTAAATCTAGCGCCCGTTTTGATTCGATCCGATCGATCGCAAACTTTTCCGTCGTGCTGATCGTGAAGGCGTTTCCATTTGACGGATCACTTTCGAAACTGGCTGTCACATTCGGGAACAAATAAGAAAGCTGTCTTTCGCAGTTAATTATATTTACTTTGTAGGTGTGATATTTTCTGAGAAAGTTCTCGACGATCCTTGTTTTCTCTTTCTTGTCGTTCATGTTCTAACCTCTCAATCGTTTTCAATATTTCCTCTTGACTGAGATATTTTTTTAAAAGTACGTCTAACTCTTTCATTTTGTCTTCGACCATTTTTTCAGTAATTTTCATTCCATTTTCTCCTTCGCTGCTTTTCCAGAATTATCCGGTTAATTGTTTGTTAATGCTTCGATTTCTTCTTTCAAACAGTCAAGACACGTCACATCTTTTATCGTGGGATTTATCATAGCTGTAGAAATGATTTTGTCGTCAGTTATGAAAAAGATCGGCTTCACGATCAACGGTTTATAATCGCTTGTTTCCTCACAATAGTTACACTTCATCACTAGGCAAAATCCCTTTCAAATAATGTAAGACGTTTGTCCCTTCCTGCTTGACCTCTTTACATTCATCGTTAAAAAAGTGATACGGGATCGATGAACGATCATTTTTCTGCGCCCACTGTTCGAACTTGTCCAGCGTCATTAAAAACACTTGCTTATGAAAAAGAAACTCGACTAGAAAGAAAGCTTTCCCGCCTTGATCGCGCCATTTCTGCAAAAATTCGATTTGATGTTTTTCAATGTTCTGCAAGGCAAAACGCGTTTTGTTTTCCGTGCTTTTTGCGTCGAACGCAATCCCTCGACCGTTTGCGATTCCCACATAATCGACCGTGCTTTTCTTTGCTGGATATGCCGAAACGATTTCCCGTTTTTTTGTCATTGGATTGAATGACCGCACGACCCGCCAATCTGTCGGCACTTTCTGAATGATCGCTTTTTTCTCTAGTGCATATGTCATATTCGCCCTGTTAATTAATTCTTCAAATTGCATTCCAAGATTCGCATTTTTCATTTTTTAAACCTCATGTCTTCACCCGTGATTTTATAAATCTCTAGGTCTTCATTGAATTTCGAGAAGTTCCGTTCACCTAAATGCAAAACCGCTTGATCGCTGTTTAAATTGCTGGTGTAAAGTGTGTGAAGTCCGATTCTTGAATTGACAATTTCGAACGTTTTTTCTGTTCTCCAATCCGTTTTGTTTTCTGCTCCGATATCATCAAGTATTAGCACGTCCACCGTTTTTAAAACGTCCAGTATTTCCGCTTCTGTTGCCCCGTCGCCTTTGAATGTGCTTTTAATCTTTGTCATGAGTTGCGGGACGTCTACAAAAATAACCGTGTACCCCTTTTCGATAAGTGCTTTCCCTGCGCTTATGACAAGGTGACTTTTTCCTGTTCCGTATTCGCCCGTTAATAAAATATTTTTGCTTTCCTGCGGATCAAATAAATTCACAAAATCGACGATCGCCTTGAAAGCTTCGACCTGACTTTCGTTTTTTGCTTCGAAGTTTTCGAAAGTGGCTTTTCGTAGTTTAGGCGGGATCAAAGAATTCATGTCGAATATGTCCATCGCATGACGCTGTTTTAATCGCTGGTGATTTTGCCATGCTGATTCTGCAAGTTTTTGATCTGTGCATTTGCACCCCTGTTTATAAGTCATTGGCATTCCTTTGTTCGGACCTCCTACGGTGATCGCTTCAAAGATCATCACTGTTTGTCCGCAATGGCATTTATAAGGCTCTCCAAGCTGTTTCGGTGCTGGTATATCACCAATTAAGGTCGAGATCGCTGTACTTGTGTTTTTGCGGTTGTTTTTCGCTGTCATGTGTTCCGCTCCTAACGTTGTTTTCTTGTTCCGCTTGATCCTTTGTTTTGATCCCCTTTTTGATCCAACTGTTCAAAATGCCCGTTAAATAATTAAAATGACCTGAAACCCGACTTGCCTTGTCAATAGCAAGACAGATCATGTCGATGTTTAGCCCGTCATTGTCTATGTATTGATTAAGCGCTTGAATTTGCTTCGGTGTCGGTTGCTGACCATACGAAATATAAAAGTCGTCAAAATAGCTAGTGTTTCGCGCGCGCGTGTTGATATCTGCTGGTATTATATCTTGTAATACATTATATCTTTTTGTTTCGATAAAGCCTGTTTCGTGTTCCGCAATGCGTTCCGATATAACAGATGTTTTTTCTTGCGATCCTTGCAACTGTGCATAGTTCGGGACGGAAAACAGTGTTCCGCAATCAAGCTGTTTCGTGCAAAGGAGGTGTTCCGCAATCAACTGTTCTATTGCCCGTTTGATCGTTGCGATTCCGTACTGTTTTTTGACCCGTCTATCGATGTATTCGAGATCGCTTTGTAACTGTCGAATTGATCTGATCCACTCGCCCGCTTTTAGGGTATGCCCGTTATAGGTTACGCCATCTTTGAACATGGCTTGACCGACTACAAGAAAATACAATCTGAACGCGGGTACACTGTGAAAAACTTCTAACGAAAAAATGTCGCGGGACATGTTGAAATTCCCTTTACTATTCACATGAACTTCATCCTTTCTCTTTCTGTTCCGCTTTCCTTTTGTTGTAATATTTTTTCATTTTCTCTTTGTATTTTTCTTTGTCTTTGTGATATCGGATTCGTTCCTGTTCTCGTATTAATTCGCGATTTTCGGCACGGTAAACACGCATATAGTCGCGCATATAATCAGTTACACTTTCATAATCTGCAAGGCTAATTTTTGACATGTTTCGACCCCCTCAATAAAAATAGTTTTGTCCCACGGCTTTCTTTTTCATACGGTAAAAATAAAAAAACACCCTCCAATTTTAGGAAGGTGTTTCGCTGTCGTTTTCTGTGTCAATGTCGATCGCTTGTTCTTCTTCTGCTGGTGCTTCAATCTCGGCTGGATCGATATGTCTTGCTTCTTCTGTGATGTCTTTTCTTACTGTTTCATCGTGGGCGATGTCGTTTAATACTTCGACCGAAATCGGAAGATATTTGACAAGTTGTTTAATCACTGTTTTCTTTGCCATTGCTTCATAATGTTTCGCCCATAAAGAGTTATTTTTTTTAAACTTGTAATTGATTGAATGCTGATCGCGAATTTTGTTAATTTCCTCTATGCTCATAACCACGAAAGCATGACCGCCATTTCGTAATTTTGCATACGCATAAAAGTATTCGAGATCGCCACGTTCGCCCCTTACAGGAACGTGCTTTAATTGTTCGTTTAAGCCGTACTCATAATAAAATTCATCGTTTGTATAAACGGGATTCGCGACTATTGTCAAGACCTCGCCTGTTCTGCTCACTAAGTCAATCAATCCTCTATAGCCTATTTGAAAGCTTACGGTCGTGATTCCGCTGTTTTTATCTTTGTAAGGGATAAAGTAACAAGACCCCAATAAATTCGGCTCTAGACCTAACTGAGCGCTTTGCATGACTGCTCCTAATAACGATTGTAAGTCGGCTTCTAATAACGTGGGATTTAATCTGATCGTTGTCAGTGTAAGACGTGAAAGTCTTTCCGCTGTGATCCCTGTTTTCGGCAACGCCTGTTCTAGTTGTGGCGTCATGGCTGAAAGATAGGCTTCCACCTTGCGATAAGGTGAAACGCCTGTCTGTTGCTGTGGCTGTTGTGGCTGTTGTTCTTTGATTTCCTGCTGTGCAATTCTGTTTTTTAATTGTTCCGTGTTCGCTGTTTTAGTCATGTGTTTTCTGCTCCTTATTTTTTGTATTTAACCGCAAAACGTCGTGAATTCTTTTTCTCCGTTTTCAGTTCTTCAAAGATGTGCGGATATTTTTCTTTTAAGTCGCTAGTCTTAACAGTGAATGAAGGTTTTGGCGCTTTCCACGTCACACGGGCATAGTCGTTTTCGCCCTGCTCATTTTCTTTTAAAATGTCCTTCAATTCGTTTTTAAATGCTTTTTCTTCTGCTTCTAGCTTCTTTCGTTCCTGCTCATTCGCCCACAATAAATTTAATAGTTCCGTCGCTCTCGATCCTGTTAAATCTAATGTGTTATTGACTGCTTCACTTGCTGGATAAAGACGATCAAATACTTCTGCGTTGTCTGTTGCATATGCTGGCATAGGTGGATTATTAGCTTGTACGTGATCGATCCAAAATGATTTTTCTGCATGAATCAACATGTTAATCAGTTCGTCGTCGCGTTCTATTAGCCAATAATCAAACTTTTGCCCGCCTATTAATACTGCGATGTATGCAAAATCGTAACCTGTCACGGCTAGATAGTGCTGTACCTGAACCATGTAAGATTCGGGAACGTGTTCCGTGTCCCATTCGCCCGCATTAAAAGCGCTGGTCGTTTTGCATTCAAGCACACCGCGCCCACGTTTCGGACAAATGACTTCACGATCTATATTCGCTAACATCCACGGATATAAAGGATGTTGCAACATGTACGGATATTCGTTGACTTCAAGCCCTGTTCGTTCTTGAAATTCTTCTGCGACGATCGGCTCTAGCTTATGTCCAAAATGAACCGCGTCAACGTCGCTGAGATCGTCTGTGTCCCATTGTCCCGTTTTTTCCATGAACAACTGCAATTTACCTTTGAACTGATTGATCCCAAGTACTGCGGACACGTCAGATCCGCCTAAACCTTGATTTCGTAGTTCTTTCCATTCGCTGTCGCTCATATCTTTTGTATTAGCTAGTACGATCGCATTCATGCTGTTTCGTTCTCATTGTCGTAAAGTTTCATCACATCGATGTCAAAGAACTTTGCAATTCTCTTTGCAAGTGGTACGCGTGGACTACGACGACCTTTTTCGATTTCGCATAAATAGTTAAATGAACACCCGATTTCTTTGCTTACGTCTTTCAGTGTTAATTCTCTTTCTTGTCTCATTTCTGTTAACCATTCGCGTTTCATAAAAAAACGACCTCTTTTCAATTGATTTTTTTCGCGTTATGCGATCTATAGTCTTATTGTATTACACTTTTTGCGAAGTGTAAAGCCGTTTTAAGACGGTAAAATATGCCTATGTATAGTTTTTTCGTTTACACTTATCGCGTTTTGTAATAAACTGTGTGTATAAAGGAGTGTTGAAAATGAACAAAATGATCGTAATGGATCACCCACAACAAACAAACGAAAATGTTATTAACGAAACGTATGAAATTAAGTTAAATGATCGCTTACGCTCTTTACGTAAAGCGCACAAAAAAACCATGTTGAGCATGGCGCAGATCGTGGGCGTTTCTGTTTCAACATATGCGGGCTATGAGACACCCGAAAACATGAAAAATCATCGTATTCCTTCTGTATCAAAAATTATGAAGTTCGCGAACTACTACGGTGTTTCTGTCGATTACTTAATCGGAAATACAGACCAAAAACATAAATATGATGTGGTAGACATTCGCGAAATGTACGAGCAAAAGAAACCTGATCTATCGAATTTACATCAAGTAGCATTTGAAGAAGTGCTAAACGTTTTATAAAGACTAGCGCCATTTGCTGACGCTAGTTTTTTTTATGATCGAATTCGATCCCCGCTTCTGTCAAATATTGATTGACCTTCAAAAGCGTTGCCTTGTCTAGATTGGAGAATAGGCGAACGTCCTTTTTTTTGTCCCGCATTTGCTTTAATAGGTTTAAAAGTTGTATTCTATTTTCAGTCATAGGGAATCCCCTTTCCATATTTTTTACATGAAAAAAGGACTAGCGCCATCACTCTAGTCCTTTTTCCTATAGGAGAAAACTAAATGTACATTATTACAAACTTATTATATCCAATGATCTTAAATAACTTTCAAATTCTAGATCGTTTACATTAATATTAAATGTTTCGGCTGACGTTTTAATCTTTGTTGTCTCACTCTCTGCAAGTCTGAATGCTTCGAAATCGTGCTGTTTTAAAGCGCGGTGACATTCCGCTTCTAGCTTTGCAAGTTCCTCCACTAAAAAATTAAACATTTCTTTGATTGTACTTTCGCTCATTTCCAATCGCTTCCTTTCTGTTTATCTTATCGCCTTACAAGATTTATTATAACATAAATTTCGCTTTATGCGATAAAAATAAAACAAAAAGAAATAGTAATTCATGGTATAATTCGCTTTTCGTGTGGTTATACAGTTAAAGTACATGTACAACGGCTATTCAGTCGACGGTCTAGCCCCGCTACAAACTAATTAAAGCTATTCTTTTCAATGTTTCAAAAGTAACAAAGGTGAAATGTTTCTATATTTGACCGAACGTAAAATAATTCTAAGACATTTCTAATTTTTGCATAGATTCATTTATGTACTCATTTTGAACTGTCGAACATCTATAAAAGAAATCAATCAATCAACTATCTGTTTCAAAAAATTTAACTAGCGTTTTACGGTTTTAAATGTCGTTAATAACTTTCTAAACGTGCTATTTTTTTCGTATGATGTGGTAGAAATGGCGCAAGGCTTTTCATCCATTCCTTGCGTTAGTTCGTCAAGTAGTAAGTAAGATTATGTATAGTTAAAGTTGAACCAAGCCAATAGTTTTACGTATGTATAACCAGTTCATTGAAAACTTAATAAGACGTAGACCTTACAAATTGCTTTAAAATTTATTACTTTCATGATTTTTAGTGACTCATGTTTTGTGACGCTAAGTAGTAGTAAGAGAATATTACTCACGATTTTATGATCTTACGTAAAGAGCGCGACCGAGTGGATCGGACGCGCTTCTTTTTATGCCTGTTTTTGTTGTTCCATTGCTTTTACAAATGTGATCGCGTCCATTTCGACGACTTCATTTTTCTTTTCAATCACGCCACCGATCATAAACACATCGATTAACGACCAAATTCCAAGCCCGCCAAATGTTAAAAGCATTCCGACCCCGATCCCGATGTCACCAGCATAAAAGCGATGACCTCCAAAGACACCCGTAAACCACCAAAGAGCGAACGCGATCCCCTTTGACTTTCCTTTTCGGTTAACTTCTGCCTGTACCATTGTTAATTGTTCCGCTGTTAATCCTTGTTTAGCTAGTAATGTATTCATTTTATTTCTCTCCCTGTTTTTTAAGTTTGTTTTTACAACCTGTACAAATATAAATCTTTTTCTGATCTTCACTGTCGACTTGCTTTTCTCTTAATCCGCAAACGGTGCAAGTTGCTATAATGAGTTTCATTTGTTTTCCTTCTCAAATTGTAACGCTTCTTCGATCTCGCTATAATCGACATTGCCTTTTAAGAAAAAACTTTCTAATAGCAAAATGTTATATGCGCCAAGTTCATCTAATTTCGCTTTGACGTACTTTTCACCTTTTGCAGTCAATTGATGATCTTCATCGAAAAACTTTTGTTGGTGGAGCATTTCGAAGCTGTCAAGCGCTCCACATGCTCTATTAATTTTCGGCTTGCTGTAGCCTGCACCTTCTCCGTTTTTCACGCCTTTAGTTCGTCCCATGTGTAAAACCTCCTAAATTACTTTGTAAGCTTTCTAACTGCCTTGTAACCCATTTTACGGACTTGTCTTTTATGAAACGTCCCGTCGAAAATGCTCGCGATATCCGCCATAACTGACAAGGTTTTTAAAATTGCGTTTAATAGTCCCATGTTGTAACCTCCTTTAAAATGACCATGCGTAAAGAAAAGATTCGATGTTGTATTTCTCCCTGATCCCCTGAGAGTTGACGGTGATCCAAAGGTCTTTTTTTGTTTCCTCTACCGATTCAACGAAACCCGTTCGGTTCACGATCTTATGTGTGACCTGTAGGTTTTGCGATCTGATCAAAATTGATCGAATAGGTAAAGGCTCTAGATGTGATTTATCTTTCAACGGTGATCCCTCCATAAAAAGGATCGTGACCGCTGGAATAACTTTAAATGCTGGCGAATAGAATGTATCGTGTGTTTCGGCTTGTTATCCACCGCATAAACCTGAAAAGACATGGTTATCCGCTCCTTAATCTATATGTGTTTTCACTGCCAAAGGCGACCGCATTAAACATGCGCCCGCCTTTTTTTATTTAAAATTGATCGTCAAGCTAGATAAACTCTTTCCGCTCTGAATACAGTCGAAAATATCGCTTCATCTTCAAGCGTTAAATTAACAAAATCGCCTTTGTTGTTAACCTTTGTAATAAAGAAGTCACCGACGATCTGATTATCGTTGACGAATTTATTATGTGGCTTGTCCTTTAAAAGTCCTTCTTCATCGCATACAAGCGTAATTATACCGTCGTTTAAACGTTCGATCCATACGGTTTCTATGTAGCCCCCGACGATCTCCTGCATAGTTTCAAGCGTGTTTTCGACTTCCTTTGTTGCTGGCTCTTGTCCTACGTTGAATTGAATGATTTTGATTTTTTCCATCGTTCATCGCTCCTATTAAATTATGTTTTCACCACCAAAGGCGACCGATCTTTACGATCGCCCGCCATGTTAAATTAACTCATATTCTCTATTTTGAGTAACTGCAAAACCTTCTGCTAAATGCGTCATATAGTGCATGATATCGCCATTCTTGAAATCTATAATGCTTAAAGTGTTACGAATTGTTTTCTTGATATGAACGTCCTTAATGCTTTCTATGAATTGTAGTAAAACTTCCATTTCGATGTGATGAAAAACACCTTCCACCGTAACATTAAAACATGCTTCTAACAATCCCTTTTCTTCGATCATTTTACGTTCAAAACTTTTAGCCATTTTCAATCGCTCCTCTAAGTTGTTTTATCTTGTTCGACTCATTAATCATAACATACTTTTCGCAAAAAGCGAATACTTTTTTAAATGTTTTTTTCTTCCAAGATTTCATAATTAGAATCAATCGCTTTGTAACATTGAAAACAAAAGTGACATACAGCGTCGAAAAGTTCGTCGCGATCTTTCTGTCTGAAATCCTTCAAAATTGATCCGACCTGAATCCCGCTTTCATTGTAAAAGTTAATCTTCACTAG